TACCACGGTTGTGACTCACTGTCTGGAATGGTGTCCTTTTGTGCATTTGCAACATTTGCGATTAATACGATTATTATAATAATTAATTTTCTCATAAGATTAATAAATTTAGCTGTGTGTTAGACTTGACTGGATAATTTAATTGTATTTCTATTGTGTTTTGATTTATACATTTTAGTTCAAAATTAGCAGGACTCACTTTTTTCGGCCCATCGAAAAGAGTAACAAATACTAATTGCCGTTGTCTGTGATGGTTTATGTTAATTTTTCTATTATCATCTAAAGACCTACCTTCAAATGAAATTTTATCTATTAATCCTAAAGATTCTGCAAGATAAGAATATCTAGTAATATCGCTTTTTGAGATAGATACCTCATTAACAATAACAGTACCTCCGCCTGCACCTTCTGAATCAAAGCTCTCCCTGTTGTCATTATATAAAGCTGTCCCTGCTGGGTCATCTTCATATAATTGCTCGCCTGTAACTAAAGAACCCGGTTCTCCCTTTTCTATTTCAATCCATTCGCCATCTATTTTTTGACTAGTAAAATCAACCATCATGCCTTTAACAGAATATTTATTACTCTTTATAGTATCATTTAAAATATGCTTAAACTCAGGAAATTCAGGAAACATAAACAATCCTGTCAATATATATCCGTTTACAGACTTTTGCTTTATTATCCTGTTAGAGACAATATTGAAATATTTTTCTCCAGAATTCCAACTTGTTGTTATTTCAGTCAATTTTTCATTTTTAAAAAAGCCATGCAAAAACAACCTACCTGCATTTGAATAATTTTCTGGTAAATCGCCAATTTTCAATTCTATATTAACAGGGTCATCTTTATAATTATCCAGTGACTCCGGGTAATATTTCTCTAATTTTATTCCTTTCCTAAAATTCCCATCCGGGCTTAAAGTTATTTTGTTAATAGAATAATCTATCTGATTACCTTGATATATCCTTATTTTTGCATCGTATATTTTTTCAGAGCTGAAAGACATCTCAAAGGCCTCATCTATTTTCCTAGGATAATTATTTTTCGCCAATCCATTAAATATTTCAAAGGTTTGCGCATCGTTCTCTCCCACTTCTTCCAATTCTGAACCGTCATAGAAAAGAATAGAATCCATTTGTACCAATCCTTCTACATAAACCTTAGCAACATATATATCTCTTTTATAGTCGTCGTTAATATCCGATTTAGCCAGATAAGCTCTTTCGTCTTTTATTTTGGTTATATATGTATAATCCACGTAATCATGTTCATCAACTAATTTAACGATTAAGTTTTCTTCCAAAAATTCGTAATTGTCTATATCGTGTAAATCTAAAAATGGAGTGTAGCCACTTACATTAGTCAGAGGAACCGTTTTTTTACGTGGAACGTCCTCATAATCTAACGCAGAGAAATCATCAATTTTTTTTATCTCAAATTGATAACTTAATTCTAGCGATACACCTTGCAAATCATTAACGGTTTGTTCGATATGGCTTTTTTCGTCAGTTGTACCTGTTACCTCAATTAAATCTTCGCTGTTAACCGTGTATATAGAATGGTTGTCAGACTGCCAATATTTAAGTTGAGAATCAAATAAAACAGCAAATGTTGGGTCTTTCAATAATTGATCTTTTAAACCATAAGTTTGCTTAGTAATATATTTCTTGTTTCCGGCATCTAGTTCAAAATAACCAGAGCGTCCTAAATTTATGCCATAATTATCATTCAAATAATTTGTTTTTGTTCCTATGTTCAAAACTGGATTAATAGAGCCGTTATCAAAATACAACCCTTTATAGTCGAATTTTCTATAATCAAAAGTTGCGCTAGAATCTAAACGTATAATCCACCATTCGCCTCTATCTTGTAATATTTTAAACCCTTTTAATTTTTCATTTAAAATAGTTTTAAATCCCTTTTTGACTATACTTTCCTTATCTATATATATTTGCGCTAAAGGGTCATCTGATGCTGTTTGATTAAAGTCATCTTCAAAAATATCATGTGCTGAATTTATATTCAATTTTAATTCCGTTTCCTGTAATGTCTCTGCAATTATTTTAATAAGCGTTTTCCCTCCTGTTTCAAAATCCCACTTTTCAGAATCAAGGTCAGCAAGCCCATCTGATGCTTTTATTTCTACGATATATTGCTCATTTATATACTCTTTTTCAAATAAGCCTCCTATATTGTAGCCTTTCCATAATAATTGCTCTGCCGTTACTGTTATTTCGCTTAAACCTGAAGCTTCAGCATCCCAATATGGATTGTCCTGTCCTAGAACTACACCTAATGTAACTTCTGATGCCGCTAGGCTTCCGGTATATAAAATATCTATTTTATATGGATTGTCATTATTAGTGGTAGCTCTGTATTCTGTAAAATTATTATTAATTTGCTCTATACAAGAATCAATTACATCTTGCTTAGTGGTTCCTTGCAGCATTTCGTAGGTTGCTAAATCAACAATAGTTCCATTTTCATCCGATTGAAGCTTTAATATTGCCCCTTCGTGACCTTCCGTGAATTCTACATTTCCATATGTTTCATCCGAATAACCCGGGAAAAAAACATCTTCGTACGGATTAGGGTCTGCATCTATTCGCACTTTTAATTTATAATTATATGTGGTTGCCCATTTATAGACCAAAGCATCTAATAAATCATCATTATCTGTATCTATACCATCAAACTTTGATGTATTAACAGAAGCATAATAAATTAAATCGTTAATAGCTGATAAAACTGAATTATAAAAATCATTTCCATTATATTTTATAATATAAACCATATTGCTTATAAAAGAATCACTTAAATCCCATAACTGCAAGGTTAAACTATTATAACAAGTTATGTTACTTGAATTTTCGTGCATATGAGTTAATAAATAACCATAAGCCAATCCTGTACTACCACTTATAGCAATAGCACGGCCATTATGGTAAAAATCAAAACCTCTTACTTCTAAAGAAGAATCATCTTCAGGACACTCAGGAATTGGAATATAATCCCTTACATAAAAAGAAACAGCATAGGCGCCATCCCAGCTATTTATATCTCCTGGCGAATCCAAATAAAGTTGCCATATAACATCCTGCTTTGTGCCACTAACAGAATAACTTATACCATACATAATATACTTGTCATCAGGAGATAAGTATAAACTTGTAATCTCATGGCCTACATCCTTCATCCCTGTTTTATTACTAAAATCTATTTGAAATGAAGAAGGTAAATCATATTGATTAATATATTTACCTCCTCCAACATACATTTTTGTTCCGTCACTATTAAAAGCAAAACCACCAACTGGATAACCTGCATCATAAAATGTATCATCATCTATACCAGAATAAATATTCCAAGCTTCAATTAAAGTATAAACAGATACACCATTATGAGAATCATCTCCATAAGAATCATCAGAAGATAAAAACATTTTTGTTCCATCATTATTAAAGCATATATCTCTAACTATAGGTCTAGCACTAAAAGGAATCTCATCATCTGGTTGTGAAGCAATAGTATCTAAATCAAAAGCTGTATTAATAGTATGCTGGTAAATATGAGAACCTAAACCATCATAATCTGAAAAATATATCTTTTTTCCATCAGGTCTAATTTTTATAGCTCTCGCGCTTTTTGTAGGGTTCCATCTTGTTTTATAACCACCATACCTCCAATTCCTATCTAGATTATAAGCGAACATTTCATTTAATACATCACCTATATCTGCTTTAGGGTAAGTTCTTTCTTTTGAACTTAATCCGTTCAAAGTAAAAGAACCTACTTTCTTCGTTTCTTCTCCTTTCGGATCAATTATTTCAATTAGGTAATCCCTGTCTTTCGCGTTTTTAAACTCATCGTATTGTTCGTTGTTTGTGGCAACCATTTGTATAGTTGCATTACTAGGCTTAACAGGTTCCCATAAATCAACGTCCTCAAAATTAACCTTCACATGCTCATATCCTTTCCCATAATATCTATATATATCGCCACTATAGCCGTCCTCTTTTATTTGAACTATTAAAGGCTTTCCGTGCCTAGTTAAATATTGTATTCTATATTTCTTATTATAAGCCATATTAACCCTTTAATCTTTCATTTTTCTTGGCTGTACGATCTAATACCCATCTTATTTTATCGCCCGAAACTTCAGCTGTTAACTTTTCATTTCCTTTAGATTTTAAGATATTGTCAGTTTTATTGTTGGGAGTAACACGAGCACCAGTTGGCATGTTCACTAGTTCCGGCCCTTTCTCGCCTACTAAATAAGTCCCGGGGCTTGAAGTAATACCACCAGAAGCCATTCCCGGAACTTTTCTCCTTTCTTCTTGCTTCTCATTTCCACCGCCTCCACTATCAGCCAAATTAGATGCTGCAGCTGTAACTGCACCTGACAATGCCAATAAAGCTACTCCGGCTGCTATCGCTGCTGCCGGATTAAGTGTCTGTAATGCTTTCTTAATCCCCTCAATTCCAATACCAATAGCGATCGCCATTTTTCCTAATCGCTCCATCAGTCCGGCTAATGTTTTTAACAAACCAGCAACCAGTTTTTTTCCTGTCATATCTCCCGCGGCTGCCATGTTACCAAAGGCTTTTATGCTTTGTGCTGCCATATCGACCACGGCTCCCTTTATAGCCTTAGCAGCCTGCCCTGTTTTGCTCTGCAGTCGCATTTGCATATTGATATTACGCTGCTGCTTTGCCGTAAGGTCATCAAATGATTTTCCATAAAGAACATTTGCCATTGTCGCACGGTCACTCATTGCAGCGTAATTTTTCAGATTATCTTTTGTTTTCTGTATTTGTGTAGCTGCCTTATCTGCACCTTCCGGAATTAGACCACCCATTGTAAGGTCTGTTTTCTGCTCTCCGCCCCCAATAGATGGCATGCTAATATCTTCGGATGGCCTTTTTGGCATTTCCGGCGGCTTACTGTTTTTTACAGTTTTGTTATAATTTTCAGCGTATTTTTTCCCGGCCTCTTTTCCATTTTCTGCGCTTTTTTGTTTTGATTGTTCTTTTTTTAGAATTTTATCATAGTTAGGCTTACTCCTGCCTTCAAAAATTTCTTTAAATCCTTCTGCTGCTTCTTTTCCGGTGTCAACTAAATCATCTTTGATATTGGCCAGGCCTTCCTTGAAAACTTCTGCCGGCGATTTATCTTTGTCGAATACAGCCTTTATTGAGTTCCATACGGTTTTCGCTAAATCAGTAATTGCACTGAAATACGCCTTAAAGCTTTCCCATATCGTAGTTGCAACCCACGAAACGTAATCTTTAGCAAGTCCGAAGTAATATTTTATAGAAGCCCATATATGCTTAACACGCGCCCTAAATGTTTCGCTTTCCTTCCATGCTTTCCTTATTCTCATTGTAAGAGCAAAAACAGCGCTTGCAATAGCAAAAATAATATTAGCTTTCATCGTAGCGTTAAGACCTTTGAAACCAACTCTAAATGCCTTGACTGCATTTTTACCTAAACTGAAAGCTTTAACTAGCCCTTTGCCACCCAAAAAAATTCCAGCCGCTATACCTGCTGTTTTTACCCATGATTTGATTGTTTCAATGTTATTTGTAAGCCATGTCCCAAAATTAGATAAATGTTTTACTGTCGCCTGTAAAGCCGGCATCAAAGCCGTCACGATTTTAGCTTTTACAGTTTCAAACCTACCCGTTAGAGCCTTCATCTTTTGGTCAAATTCAACCATTTTTTGAGTCGTGCTGGCAGGAATTACCCCAGTAGCACTCTTTTTCATTTCTTCGAGTTTCGAGGAGGATTGTGAAATCATTTGTACCAATTGCTCCCCGCCTTGACCTCCAAAAAGTTCATCGGCAATTCGCTGCTTAGCCGCTGTATTTTGAACACCTTGAATTTTGCTCTGAACCGCTGTAAATAACGCTTCTGTATCTCCTTTCATTTGATTCACTTGTGATTTTGTAAACCCAAGTCTTTCAAATACTTCTGCAGCAGGGCCGCTACCAGTCTTTGCGAATTCATCTGCTCTTAATGATAATTCTTTCAAACCGTCCCTCATTGCTTCAGATTGAATTCCAAACTGTTTACCGACATAAGTTAGACGCTGCAATGCTTCAACGCCAACACCTAACCTTTTTGACATTCGCTGGGCCTCGACTCCCTGTTTAATCGTAGCCTGAATAGAGCCAGCAAACTTGCTTGCAGCAAAGGTAGCTCCTATTGTAGCACCAAGTTTTTTTACCGTATTACCGAACCCGGATGTTTGCTTTTTAGCTTTATTAATTCCACTCTGATAATCTTTTTGGTCTAGTCTAAGTCTTGTGTATAGCGTTCTATCAGGCATTGTTTAGTTTTTTAATAGTTGCAAAGGCATTATACATTTTAATATCCAAATCTTCTTGTGATGGCTTACTTTCTTTTCCTAAGAAATCTTCAGGCTTCATCAGTTCGCTTTTCTTATTTGCTGCCTGATTGTTAATTGCTGCCAATAATGAAGCATGATTATATTTCTTATCTTCTGTATGTTTATTCAAACGCCTGACTAATGCATTAAACTGCTTTAAAGTCAGGCGCTCAAACTGAAACTGCGACAAACCAAGATCAAAAATACAGGTCGTCCAAATATCCATTATAATGGTTTCTATACCCCTTTTTTTTGGCTTTGATTCTCTTCAACGTTCCCTGTTTCTTGGTTGTCGCTTTCTCCTGTGTTAGTTGCCTCAACATACGCCTCAGAAATCTTAGTTATAGCGTGTTCCAAATTTCCCAAATGAATAATTTTTCCTATTTTTTCATAAGTTAAATCTGGATGATTCGCTCTTGTTAAACCGTAGAAAAACGCTGTTAAAACTTCCGGGTCAACTAACTCATCCCAAAACTCCTCTGATAATGGATTTTTACCCGTCTCTTTTTTAGCAATTTTCATCGCTTCCATGTCAAATATTAACGTGTAATCGTTTCCACTAAGTCTTACTGTAATTGTCGGTGTTGGATTGTCGCTTTGCATTTTAATCTATTTTTTATGGTAATACAATAGTTCCTGTTACTTTTATCGTAACTGATGCTGTTTGAACACCAGCTACAGGATTAGAAGTTTCAAATCCTTTTACATATCCTTGAAAGAATATACAGTGAGAATAATCACCAGTATCGCTTGCCGGAACAACAACAAAATCACGGAAATTAACTCTATTTTTCCAATCTGCAAGAAGACCATTAGTACCGTCATGGGTAGAATCTCCAGGGTCGTAATTTATATCAAAACTAACCTCGCCGTAATCTTTCAGTCCCATGATAAATTGCTGAACAGCTTCATCTTGCCCGTGTGCTGTAACCTCTTGGTCTCCAGCGCTAAGGGTCGGCCCGTCAAAGTCCTGAACCTCTTTTATTGTAGTAAACCCGCTCGTAGGGTCTCCGGTTGATGGATCTGTTTCATCAGAAGGCCATCCTGATGTTCCGCCTTCAACTCCATCACCTAATTTTAAGATACTATTATAACTATGTGTAGCCATTTTTACCTCCGATTATTTTAATGTTATTATTGCTAATTCTATACTTGTTTCTCCGTCGATATATATATTTCCGTCTGATTGCTGCCATCCATGCAGAGGAAATATGCCGAATACGTGAGTCTCCCCGGCTGGGATATCATATGAAGAAATATCTTCTGTTCTATTATATCTATCCTCAACACTTTGAATAGAAACTGTATGGTCTGATGTGTCAGGGTTTTTTACTACAACCAATTCTCTCCCAGTTGCCCGAAACATACTCCCATCAGCTATTTGAGATGTAAAAATTAAAGCTGCTCCGGTATTGCTATAACCACCAGGGCTTGTTATTTTAGTTAATTCTTGTCGTGCCATATTAGTTTATAGTTTTATATATTTTTTCTCCATTCTTATCAACTAAAGGTTGTCCGAACCTATCTTTTATCTCAACTTTTTTAGGTTGCTTAGGCTTTGGGCTTCCGTGAACATTCGTTATATGTTTTTTCATCTCGTCTAAATCAAACGTATCAAAAGCACATAATCTGCAGGCATATTTTTTTATGCCTTTCCAGTATCCTATTTTATAATCTTTTTTAGTTGCCATAATTCACTTCTATTTCGATAATTTGCCTTTTTAAATTAGAATCCCTTTCATTCAAATCCCTGGAATTTTCCAAAAACATTGTAACCAGTCCAAATTCAGGTAATTCTAATGAAACTTGGTCCGTTATATGTTCGAATATTTCTGTAATTGCTTTAATTTCTGAGTATCTATTTGCATATACGCTAAATTCAATAATCGGTGCGTTATTTTTACCGTTCCTTGCCCGGTTGTTTTTTGTAGTCGAGGTTCTCGAATAGACCATTGCTGGTAGTTGCGTACCTTCCAATAATTCTAATGGATATAACCTTTGCCCTATCCAATCAGTTAATTCTTTATGGAGCAAAAGATAATTCACTATTTGATTTTCTATCGATTCCATTTTTTAGCCAGTGCGTTAAGTGCGTTTTTAATTTCTTTTATAGCCTCTTCTTTTTTAGCATCAAAAGCAGGCCTTAAAAAAGGTCTCGCTTTCATTTTTGATGTGCCGTATTCCAGATGAGGCGCATAACTTACATCCGTTCCAATTATAACTGACTTCTCATTTACCGAACTTTCTACTTCTACATTCAAAGAACTTCTAAGATTTCCTGTTTTGTAAGGAGCTTTTTCCCAGGCATCATTTTTTATAATCATCCCACCAGACTTTAGAGCTTCAGTTGTTTGGCGCTCTACTTGTTTAGCGTGCCTGTCTAAAGACTTATTAACTCTTTTTTCACCGTCTAATCTTGCGCTCATACATTTAATTTTTCACAGATTAAACTTGTCTTAATGCTTCTTACTCCTCCAGTTGCCAGTAATATATCAAAATAATCATCTCCCACTTTTACCCGGTCTTTTTCGTTAATATCATATTGCCCTTTTAAAACAATCCGATGGGTACTATTCCTTATAGTCTTATCTTCCATCTTTATCTCTTGCTCTGTATCTTCTCCAATCGCACACGCTACATTTGTAAATTTATCCGTCCATGTTTTTTCCTGTTCATTATAATCTCCTGATGTCGCAGTAAACTTTTGAATAGTACAAGTATCTGGAAAAAAGTTTCCCAAATTATCAATCATGTCAGGATGTATCATTTTAGTATTCACGTAGTGCGTTGTTTCTGATTATTTCATAGGTAACAGTCGGGTTTAAACTCATTTCCGCCCAACCAAAAGCAGGCTCATTTTCTACCTGTTCCCTTAATTTCATTGCAGCTTCTCTAAGTGATTTAGCAACCGCTGGCCCGTCCGTAGAAAGATCCAACATTGAAAGTTTTTTCTGAACGTAAGCCTCACTTGCTGCCATTGTTTCTAATCCTAAAGCAGCGGCAAGCCGTACATCCGTTTCACTATCCACAGACGTAAGATTAAGAAATTGTTCTATTTCTTCATCTGAAAAAATAGGATTTTCAATATCAGTGTCAGTAATTAAAAGCCTGACTCTACCAACTTCGCTATTTGGATTATAAGTTACACTCATTTGTGAACTTTAGTTTTATGAGCCTTTAGACTCGCATCAGTTTTGAATTTTTTGCCGCAAATGTCACATTCCAATCGTTCTAAGCCTTTCAATTCAACCCTATCTTCGTTAGCTCTTTCTTCTTTAGGAACTTTGGGAATTTCCTTATTTGGCTTTTTAGTATTTTCACCATTCATTTTCCTAAGCTCTTTATATATAGCTTCAAGATATTTTTCTGTTACGGTTGTCGCTTTAGGTAACATAAGATTAATTTTAGAAAGAGGGCCGAAGCCCCCTTTATTTATTATTCAGCGCTATCGCTTCCGTCACTTGCTACTGTCATCTTTGGATCAAGTTGTGTTCCTCCAAAAACATGTCTTACTTTGTACTGAATCGCATCAGTATCAAAATCACCTGCCATAACATCTACATCACCGCCGCCTGGTCTGCGTGCGTTTGGTGACTTGACAAAAATCTCTGGACTTTCATGTCCTCTTAAAAATCCCATCTCAAATGCTGGCCTGTCGTTACCGGGGTCGGCAATTAAGAACCAGCAGGTATCGCCGTTGGAACTAGAAGATACAATAGGGATATAAGGATCAACATGAACTGTAGTCCTGTTTTTCATCCAGTTAGCAGTTACCAATTTTTGATTAGAAGATCCGCCTGCTGTATTAAGCTCTAGTTGAATACTGTTTAGTATATTCTGAGCTGTAATTTCAAGTGCCGGGGGGACGACTAAATGAACAGCTTCTACCATAATAGGTTCGCCGTTAGAATCAGTCTGATTAGCCAATGTCTGGAAGGCTGTCTGCAAGGCGGAAATATCCAAAGAAGGATTGCCACTTACAATGTTACCATTCCCGGTAGTGTAAACGTTATCATTCGCCCCACTTGTTCCAGTATAAAGCTCGGTTGCAAACTTCTGTTCGCTACGTGCGGCTGCGCGTGCGAACCTTTGGGGAATGTCTTTCAGAGCGTCCAAATCATCATTAATCATAGCTTCCCATGAAAAGGGGATCCTACGACCATACTTTTTGACAGCATAAGAATAAGAGTTTTCGCCGATTGAACTCTCAGGATATTCCCCATGTTGGGTTACTTCTGAAAGTACATTATCACCACCGTTTGTAGTAAATCTCTTTACATCCCTAAAATCCCTTACTGTAGAAATTTTGATATAATTCCTAAACGGCATTGACTGAACTTTATAGTTAGCCAAGAGCTGCCTATCAAGAATATCACCAAAGATTTTAGGAAAATCAGAAGTTGTCATTGCTTCTTTTAGAATAAATTCTGATTTATGTTTAGGATAAGTTCCATCAAAACATTTTAGAATTTGACCTCGTTGCTCCGCTTCTTTAAGCGTCTCTTGTTTTCTTCGTGCTGAAACAGTACCTTCGAACATCTTTTGTACTTTGCTCTCGTCTGTTTCAACGCCTTTCATTTTCTCTAATAAATTCATATTTTTTATTTTTATCCAATTCGAATTTTAATAGCTTCGTCTGAGCTGGTTGCTTCCAGAGCAATACCCAAATAAGCACCGTTAGTGTCTGAGTTTACAAGTTCGCCAGCGTCTGCACCTGAAGTGTTACCGTCATCTATATATATTTTATCGCCTACGCTAATCGAGGCTACTGAGCTACCTAAAACAGTAAGAGAATACACTCCTCCCGTGTCAATGGTTGTTACTCCGCTTTCAGCGTCATACAATACTACTCCACCTAAGCTATTTTGAGCCACTGGAGTTCCAGAAGCTACATCTGATGAGCCTCCGCTAAAGCCACTTACATCTAGTGTAAGGTATCTTCCGTCTTCAAATTTTCTATTTGTTGCCATGATTAATATGCTTTTTCAATTTGTTTTGCTTCTTCTTCAGAATATCCCTGATTTATCCAGTGTCGGATATTCTCCTCAAGAACTTTTTTAATTTCACCATCATTTTGGGTACTATCTGATTCGCCAAAATCCTTTATTTCTCCTTGTCCCATTACCTTGGACAGATAGTCTTTTTCTTCTTTGACTGCTTCGTCAATTTTCTCTTTAAACTTAGTCTCATCAATTTCGCTCTTATCATTAAGAACATACTTCATTGAAAGACTTTCAGCAAGGCGCTTCTTGGTAACGTCAGGCAGTTCAGAGTCGTTAAGTTGTTTTTCAACAAACTTCTGTGCCTGTGCTATAAGTTGGCCTTCTTTTAATCTCTTATTTTCCTCCTCAAGACGTTTTGCTTTATCTTCCGCCTCTTTGAGTTTTTTGTTCATGTCTTCACTCATTTTGTCATCATTTTGATTGTTTGTATTCGTTGTATTCCTATAACTTTCATATAAATCTACAATTTGCCCTCCAGCCCCAGGCATTGTAACAAAATCAACACTGTGAGCCTGGTCTATTTCTGAAATTATCGGACCTTCTTTACCTTCAGCTTCACCGGTATATGCTTTGCCGGATGCCCTATGTGACAAACCAATATACGGACCTCTTTCATTTATGAAATTCTGATAATCACTAAATACTTTTGCATCAGCGTAAAGCCCGCCCCCTTCTTTACCGTCTTCTTCATACCTTGCATCCGAAGCTAATACGGCTGCAATGTCTCTTGTGCTTCTTTCCGGTCTTTCTTGGTCTTCCGATTCGGTAGGATGGTCAATATACATCTTTAAACCTTCCTTATATTTATCGGCTGCATTTTGGAGAGTCTCTTTTGAGTAATACCCAGAGCTGCCCCATCCCGGAGCTATAATCTTAATAGGCATTGTGCCGTCAGATTTAACTTTCTCTACGAGTTTGATAGGAGTATCTTCCCGGATGGATTTTTCGTTTAACTGTGGCTGTTTATCCGGTTCTTTAGATTCTACAGGTTCGTAATAAGTTTTCGGAATAACTTCTACAGGGTCTCCAAAAGTAACAACATCGTTATCATCTATTGTATAATTTACTTTATAGGTTTTAAATCCTTCTTTGCTATCAAGCTCATAAATAACTTCTTTATCCGAAAAGTCCTTAACAAAGATATACTTATCATTACTACCAAATTTATCTTTTAGCGCTTGTTCTATTATATCCCTTTTATTTCTAAACCACTCCGCCTCCTGCATTGATTCTTTTGTAAGTTGTTTAAGAATATCCTGAAGAGCTTGAATAGCGTTTTTTATTTTACCTTCATTTGCCTTAGAGAGCTTCCTACCCGCTTCAACTATAAGTTGTTTAGCTATATCAAAATCTGATTCTTTTACATTCATAGATTCTTTATATTTAGAGTTCGCCGTTTGTATTGCCTTTGGTGCGCATTCCTTGTCTGTGCCGCCGTTATTCAAACAGTTTTGCAGTGCATTATTGGCTATCTTAACCCATTTATCTTTCTGATTATCGGTTAATCCCTTAATATGATCATTTACATCGCTTTTTGTCCACGGCATAACAGATTTTTATTAAAAATACGAATAAAAAAAAGCTCGTAGGGTTTTCCTACGAGCTTAAATGACTATTGTCAAAAGGTTTTATTGTAACTATCTGAAAATCAATGCTAGTTTTTGACAACTATTCTATGTAGTATCTCCAAATAGTACGTGGATGAACTTGCATAATCTCAGAAACAATCTGCACACGTTCATCAGTAGCCTTAGTACTCATTAGTTTGGATAGTTTTAATATCAACTCAACTGATTCCTTTTCAGGATTGTCAATTAGTTTTCGTGCTAATTCTTTGCGCTTGCTAAGGTTTTCGTCTTTATTCATTATCTTCTTTTTTTCTTTGATGTAATACTGAACAGCGGCAACCAGGGAAGCGGGGGGCTGTATCATGGCCAGATGGAAACACGTCATCTTCATCAATCCACCCAACTGATGAATTTTCCAAACATCCTTCAGAAACTCTACTATCGCCTGAGTTTGCCCATCTTTTTTCCATCTCCAGTCCTACATCTTGCATTTGTTTAACACTCTCTTTTTTCCCTTTCTCAAATGCTATTCTATTCTCGGTTACAGATACAAGTTCAGCTCTATTTCTTATGTGCATTTGTGGCTTCTTACCTGCGAATTGTTCAAATTCTGATTTAATCGCTTTAGCTGTTTCAGCGTAGTTCCACCCACTTTCAGATGATTTCTGTAATATCGTGTTAATACGACTTCGTGTGGTATCGTTAATGGCCGTAACCATTTCGGCTCCTCTTTGTTCTATGAATTGCCTTGCCAATGTATTATCAAGAGAAAAACTTATCCCAGCTTCTAAGTCTGCAATCTGTTCAGCTCCCCCAGCTTTCATAGCACGTTCATTTATCTTTTTGAGTACGTCTTTTAATTTTATTGCTGTGGCTTCAAACACATAGTCAAAGTCTTTATTGACATCACCAGAACTAACCGCCTCCGTGAACTTGCTTTTATGATTTTTCTCAAATTTATCCATAAACAAACGCCCCTGTTCCATAAAGATAGAACCTACTTCTTTAGCTCCTTTTTTCTCTAAAGGCGATAAAATTTCCTCTTCTTTGGAGCGAGAAACGATTTCCTGAAGTCTTTGAATGATTTGCATCATTGATTTTTCTTTTCTAAATGTTCCTTTAACTCTTCCATCTTGTCATTAAATTGCTTTTTCCAATCCACCTTGCTTTCCTTCTGGTCATCAGGATACATCCGCTGTATTATCTCTTCTGTGTTTTCCACCTTTAAGGCTGTCAGTATCATCCGAGTAACCTGTTCCATTTCCATTGTTCCAGCTATTGGTTTACCCTGTAGCGTAGCAGCGTTAACAATAGCGTTAATCCTGCTTTCTACATCCCTCTCTATAATTTCTGGAAATGCAGTGTGGACGGTATCGCTAATAGAATCATTTTGCCTGTCCGGGTCTGAGTTTTCGGTATCTTTTTCAAGTTTAATAATTTCATCACCTTCATCTTTTTCTATTGAGCCGCCTAAAATACCTTTCGGAGCTTTTACATTTTCCTTAATTATATACTGGAATATTTCTTCAAAAATAGACTGCCACAGAGACTGTCTATTGCGAAACATTATTAACATCGGATATTCCATTGACTTTGTACTTGCTAAATTTCCCGTAGATGGATCTCCGGTTAAATAATGATAAAAGATACCGGTTCCGGCGCTAACCATGTGTATTAATTTGTCACCATCCTCTGCCTTGGTTGGTGGCCCTGGAGTTTTCATAGGTTCTAGGCTAACTCCTTTTGATTCAAACCAAGTCGATCCAGTAGCTGGAGGTGGGTTACTTTCTTGTCCTTTTCCCTCTGCAAATGTAGAACCAAGCGCATCTTTAGCTTTGCTAACTCCTTGTTTTCCTCCTGCCGTTCTCATCTTCCAGGCAAATCTTGACTGAGCATTTACGATAGTTGCCCAATCTTCAAGGAAAGACTTATAGGCTCTTGCCCAATCTATTGCACTGTAAACTTCAGATGTGCCAAATTTTTGATCTGATAATTTATTTACCGATACATGGTATATTTTAACGTTCTTTTCTACCTGACCATCCTTAAATTGATGAGTAGGGTTTAAATTAGTCCAATCTGGGTAGTATTTTGTTACCTCTTTTTCCTGACCATTTACCTCTCTTTGTGTCCATTTTCTTTTATAATATAGAACTTTTTTCCGGTCTCCAGGGTCAGTAATTATATCAGTAATCTCATCCATCGGAATGGTACGGACTTTTACCCTGCCAGACGGCTTAGTATGAAAGGCAAAGAATAGGTTCCCGAAAAGGTTAAGCTCGGTTTCCTTTTGCATCAGAGATTGTTGCTCGGTTAATTCGTCTTTATTATCTTTTACGAATTGTTGAACTACTTCATTTACCTTCTCATGTTCACCTTCAAACGATATGCCTTGACCAAAAACATATTGCGTTTGTGTTAATACAGCCCTGCGAATTAGAGGGTTTTTTAACCAAAACATTCTGGCGGTTTGGTTAAGTTCGTCTAAAAATGATTTAGATAACTCTCTGCCTTTATATCCTCCTAAACGCTCCCAGTTTTGGTCTTCAATAGCAAATTCTAACTCTGCTATACGCTCCTGTAAAAAAGTCTCTTGTTCAGAACGCTGGCTTAAATCTTCTTGTAATTTTTCTATATTTTCCCGCATGTTGCGGTTAAATTCTATTAGTGCCATATTGCTTTACTTTTTTAATATTGTCGTAAATCTAAATATTCTATCAAATATACAAAAATTAGACAGTTGAAATACTAACCCTTCCATCATCCTCAACAATATCCTCAACTTGTGGCGGATTGGCTAATTCTGTAATTCCATAAACATTAGCATCCATACGGTCAGGACTATCATCAGTCGTTTGCCCTGTATAGCTTATCATCTGATATTCCAAATCAACAAAGTCTTTAGTGTGATGCACAAGCCCTCTTTCATATAGAGAAGAAACAGGTTCGGCTCTCTTTATTTTACCACGGCTTGCCCAAACTTCATGAAAAGGTATATCAGGGCGTTTGCTTTGGATATTAGATTGAACTAAATCACCACCATTATTTTTTTCACCAACAACCGCATCAGCACGCCACTTATCATAAGCAGTCGCAACCATATCCGCCCATCCAGCTGGTGAGTAATAACCGGAAAGGTCATCTAATACGTAGGCATGATTGTCGACTCCTAACCCATCCACTACAATACCTGTCTCGTCTGAATTTTCTGAATTAGTCACAGCAGGATCAACTGCTATAACTATACGCTTCATTTCCGGCAATCCTTTTGTTTTACGATGCTTATTAATTAGCTCTTGCGTCCACAAAGCACCTATTACTTCACTTTGAAACGCACCCTCATAAAATCTTTTACGTGCATCTCCAGGAAGTGATTTAAGGTTTTCGATATATCCTTCTGATAAATTCTCAGCATTATCTTCCGGGGTAAGGAAAACCTTTTCATAGTTGGAAAGATCGAGTTTATTTCGGGTTATAGGGTCAATGCCTTCAAAGAATAGCTTATAAGACCAGTGGCTCATTGCCGGAGGGTTTTCATCAAAATAGGCCTTATTAACAAGCGAGCGCCCGTCTGCTTTTTTTGATTTCTTTGCAAGTCTAGTCAGTGCTGTAAGGATGGAATTGTAGCTTATCTCTGAACACTCATTAAAGTAGATGGAATTATATTCGCCCCCTAAGATTTTATCCGCTCTGTCTTTATCATCTAATCCTCCCATCCATATCTCTGAACTGTTCGGAAATTTTAAAAAATAATCAGTTTTGTTAAATTCTACTGCGTTTTTTAATTTAGGAAAGCATTTGCCTAATACCTCCGGCAATGTATCCAGCCAAATGTATTTCTTAATCTGTGAAAAGTTTTTCCTTATAACTGCCTGTCTAGAGTTTTCAGCAAGCAGGGCACGAATGATTAATGTTCTTATAAGCTCAAAGGTCTTTCCTGAACGGGAGCCACTGTAAACTAGAAGACGGGTAATGTCATCCCGTTTAGCTTCTTCTCGTATTCTAAGTTGTCCTTTGTTTGGCTTATAGGTCTGCGTCATCTTTTGATATAGTTAAAGTGAGTCCTCCTGAATGTTCGTGTTCCTGCTTATCTCTCCATCCATGATTGTTTTTCATCATGAAAATAGAAAAAGTAGGATTTGCTTTACCTTGCATGGTCTGCTCTACTACCCTGCTT